GTACGACTTGAACGGAGGAATCCCTTCTGGGAGGCTGAAGATGATCGTATCATCGAACGATGCACGAAGAACGTCACGCAGTGCGAGACTGTTGTTTTCTTTCAGGATCTTAACACGCGCCTCGTTTGAGACAGCGCGGGCAGTACGATCTAGGACCTCTGAGATCTTGAGTCTTTTCATAGCGAACGGCAGTTAAATTCTTCGGCGCACTCGATGAGTTGAGAGCACCGCTTCGAGATTAGGTAATTCAATGTATTGGACTTGGTTTTCACCGTGTCGAAGGTATTTATGATTTCGGACTTCTTGTGCTCGGGAATAGCCGACAAATCGATCAACTTCTGATTACGTTGAAAATTGCGGTACTGCTGCTGGTTCATGTGGTAGTCCAGCTTGTCCCAGTTGGTGACCCATTCGTCGATCTGCTTAGACCGGATAGGGGACTGGCGTCCACCAGAGGTAAAAACATCGTCAGGGGAGAGCACATTTGGGACGCCATCACCAGAGTCTCCGCGGAGGATATGTTCCTGCAGGTAACGAACCGGGTTGGACTCCTTGATGAGACCCTTCTTCATCGGGGAGAACTGAGCCACGTTGCGGTACTTGTGGAGCTGGACGAAGTCAGTGTCAGACGACACAATCATCACCGGTTCATTCTGGCCGAATGTCTGGGTCTTCTCGACCAGGGTGCCGATGATGTCGTCGGCCTCAACACCCTGCAGATGAACGACCTTGAACGGCAAGTTCTCGCGGATCTCGTCGCGAACAGCACTGAGGATACGGAAAAACTCCGGCCAGTCGAGACCAGACTCGTCACGGTTCTTCTTGCGAGAGGCCTTGTACTGCGGAAAGATCTCCTTGCGCCACGTGTTACCGCCGTCACATGCAATCACCATCGACCCGTACTCCTCGCGGTACTTCACGTTGTACATGCGAAGCGAGTTGAGGATCATGTGGCGGACCAACCCCTCGGAGAGCTGTTCTTTCATGGAGAACAGGTTGGAGATGGCGATGCCAGAGTAGTCTATGAGAATGGGCATTTTGATAAATAATGGTTGATTATGAGATATATCTTATACCGTACGACCTGCAAAGTAAACAACAAATACTACATCGGCAAACATAGAACCGAAAATATCGATGATGGTTATCTTGGATCCGGAATCTTGCTAGCTAGGGCTATTGAAAAATATGGAAGAAATGCCTTCGAAAGACAGATTCTTGGCGAATTTCAAAGTGAGCAAGATTTGCAAGATGCAGAAAGAAAAGCTATTACCGAGGATGTGTTAAATGATGAAATGTCTTACAATATTGCTCTAGGAGGTCAGGGGGGATTTCTCGGTGAGGAAGTATGTGAGAAGATGAGAAATTCGTGGACTCCCGAACGTAGAAAGGCGCAAAGTATTCTCTGGAAAAAAATTCGGACTTCTAAAAATTATCTGGAGGCATATAAGAGACGAAAACATTCCTGGTTAGGCATGACAGATTCCCAAAAAAACGACCAGGCAAAACTCATGTCAGAAACTATGAAAGAACTTTGGAGAGATCCAAAGCATCGGGAAAAGATGAAATCCATCAAACGCGCTCCAACTAGTGAAGCCTTCAGATTAGCTACCAGAGGGAAGAAATGGATCTGCAAACCAGATGGAACAAGGAGAATGATTGACGGTGAAGAATCACAAAAATTCATTAATGAAGGCTGGAGACTAGGAAGGGTCTGGAAGTAAAAATATCCTACCACATTTAGGTAGGTTGTACATCACTAAGTTGAAGTCTCTTCAGGTGCTTTCTGGTGACCTTGATCTGGATCCAGTCGTTGTAATACTGAGGGCTCAGAATTGCGTTATTCAGCACCTGCTCCTTGAGCTCCAGGTACGAGCACTCTGATAATGAATTGCAGAGGTACAGGATATCTCTGCGAAAGTTAGATTCGCCGAGATTCTTGACGTCCTCTTGGATTGCAGCGTTGGACCCGTAGTAGGACTTCCAGTCGGACTCTACCTTCGTCTTCTTTTTCTTACCCTTGACCTGCTTGGTGCGAGACGAGAAGAATCGTTTCTTGCCAATGTACTTCTTTCCATTGGCAAGATTTGTGATTACGTACACGAAGCCGACATCGACCTTCGGGTCAAGTTTGCCCTCCGGCGGATCAAAGACTTCATCACGATAGTACCACATCAGTGGTATCTATCAGTTATTCGTCGGAATCTTCGCCCTCTTCAGAGTCGTGTGCTCCGCAAAACGGACAGTACTCGGGATAGAACTCATTGTCCTGATCGTCCATCTGGCCATCCTCGTACGTGTTCTCCGGATCTAGGTCTGCAAGGATCTGCTCGAATCGTATCATGTACGATGCTCCGCAGCACGGACATTCTTTTTCAACTCTCATGCTTCGCAGGATGAGCACTGAAGCAGGTTACGTCCCAGCTCTTGTGCAGGGTTAGTTCCGCGCTGGTAGTACAGGCTCTTGACACCCTGCTCCCAGGCGAAAATCAGGAGCTGATTGACATCCTTCGGAGATGTCTTCGGGTGAACCATCATGTTGATGGATTGGCTCTGGTCGATGTACTTCTGACGAGCCGCGGCTTGAATAACGATCTCCTTCTGAGAGATCTCACCGAAGGTCTTGAAGACTTCCTTCTCGGTCTCCGTCAGGAACGTGAGGTGCTGCACCGATCCACCCTTGATCAGGATAGAATTCCACGTCTCACGATTGTTCTGACCGTGCTTCTCTAGCACCGTCTCAAGGTACGGATTGCGATACGTGAACTTGCCCTTCGACAGGTCCTTTACGAAGTAATTCGAGTTGAGCGGCTCGACACTTGGAGAGACCTGGCCGAGGATGAAGCTCGATGATGTGGTCGGTGCGATGGCCAATGTGGTGACATTGCGTAGACCGTATCCCTTCAAGAGCTCTGGTTCACCATACTCCATGGCCATCTTGCGTGATGCTGCCTGAGTCTTATCGCGGAGTAGCTTGTGGATCTGGACGTTCAGAAGCTTGGCCTCGAACGACTCAAATGGGATCATCTTGGACTGCAGGTACGAATGCCAACCGAGGACACCGATACCGAGAGCACGCTGAGTCACAGCGAACTTGTACGGAGCCTGCATGAACGGCAGACCAGCGACCTTGCGGATGAACTCAGTCATGACCGCATCCAGGAAGTACGTCAGCACTTCAGGAGCATCGGTGTCCTTCCACTCATCGTAGTGGAGCAGATTCATGCTGCTGAGATTGCAGACGAAAGACTCGTCCTCGCTGACAGACAGCGCGATCTCAGAGCAAAGGTTCGAGGCATAGATCTTCTTGCCCTTGTCCTTGTATGCCTGAGGTGCGTTGTTGTTCACGTTGTCCGAGAACACGATGTACGGATAACCGGACTCGAACCTCTTCTGGATGATCTTGCCCCAGAGCTTACGCTTTTCAGCATCGCCCTCGATCATGGACTTCATCCACGAATCAGATACGGTGACACCAATAGACAGGTTCTGGATTGGATTACCCTCAGTACGAATCTGCAGAAACTCCTGGACGTCAGGATGTTCGATCGGCAGATATGCAGCAAACGATCCACGGCGGACATTCGACTGCGAGACCACATTGGTCACGGTCTCGAACATCTCCATGAAGTGAACGGGACCAGAGGACTTTCCACCACTGGAGATCTCGGACCCCCGATGGCGCAGAGCTCCGAAGTACGCAGAGGTTCCTCCACCCATCTTTGTCATCATGCCGGCCTCGGCCGTCTTCTCTAGAATGCACTCGAGCTTGTCAGCGATGTACGATCCAAAGCATGAGATCGGCAGCCCACGCTGGATGCCAAAGTTGGCCCAGATCGGGGATGACAACGAGTACCACCCTTTTGCCATGTAGTCCTCGAACTTGTTCGCGAACCCGTCGATTCTCAGAATGGCTTCTGCCGCCTCTGAGATCTGACGAATGCGTTGTTCGGGAGTCTGACCAGGCTGCAGGTATCCGCGCTCCAGGAAAAGACGAGAATCTTCGTTCAACCAATAATAACTTTGCTTCATATAG